ATGCAGGCAGTTATGCTTGCAGGACTCTTAGGCGTAGCCACAGTTATTGAGAGACTGGCAAGGGCTTTTTTGGACGATGGAAGGCTATCATTATCAGAAATAAATGATGCCTTTAAAACGGTAGATAAAAAGGCTAATTAGTCATTATCACCCCTAGTTGACAGCCCTCTCTGGGCAATGGTATACTTAAGTATCACCTATCTGGAGAGGGCTTTTGCATGACTTGTATTGTTGTTTTAAAGCATGAAGACAAAGTTTATATGGCTGGAGATCGTGGAGCATCAGATGATGGTACCATTCTAGCACTTGAAGCACCAAAGGTTTGGAAGATAGGTCCCTACCTTATTGGGTATGCTGGTGCAATGGACGGAGAAAGAATCCGTTATAATTTTAAGCCAACTGCCCCAACAATAAAAGATACCGATAGGCACATGCAAACAAAATTTGTTAAAGAACTTAGAGAGTTTTATAATGAGTTCTGGGTAGATACATCTAAAGAAGGAGACCTTGGATTACTCATTGCAATTCGTGGCAACATCTATGAACACAGTTCTGCTGACATGTCTTTATCTAAATACACAGTTCCCTACCTTTCTCTTGGCTCAGGCTCAGAGTATGCTTATGGGGTTTTATATGCAACAGATAAACAAAAAAATGCAAGGAATAGGGTTTTACAAGCAGTAAATGCTGCCATTAAATTTAATCCATCTTGCATGGGTCCAGTTGACATTGTCAGTATTTGAGAGTATACTTAATATATGAGCGAAGAATTTGAAGAGATTCTAAAAGACATTCAGAATATCGAGTCAGATTTTAACGAGTTTGAAATATGGCTTGAGAATGGAATTGAGCGGGGATGGGTAACAGAACCATTCTGCAATACACATGAAGGTGATCCCTATATGAATGAAGAAGAACAACAAGAATGGGAAGAGGGCGGAGACCCTTGCCAAGTAGTAATTAAAATTAAAGAAAACTAACAAGGAGAATAAAATGAAGAAGACACTACTAGCACTACTATCAGCAGTACTATTAATTACAGTAATACAACCAGCACAAGCAGAAGATCAAAAGGTATTAGCAATTATTGATACTGCTATTGATTCTAAAAATGTACCTTCAGTTATCTATGAAGCATGCTTCACACATAATAATAAATGCCCAAACGCAACAAACTTTATGGAAGGCAAGGGATCTGCAAGTGCCGTAGTATGGCCAAAAGCAATTAACGATGGAATATATCACGGAGATGCCATGGTAAAGGCTGCACTGACTGTTAATCCAAACATTAAAATTGTTTTTGTAAGATTTCATGAGGTAGGCTCTGGTGCAAAAACAAATGCTCAGGCTGATTCTCTTGTTAAAGCAATTGAGTGGGTTTCAAACAATGCAGACAAATATAGTATTGATGCTGTGTCAATTAGTCAATCTAATATAATAAATCCAGCATTGTGCACAGATAAAACTACAGTTAATGCGGTTTTATCCATGAGTACAAAAAATATTCCAACATTTGCTGCTACTGGAAATGATAAGAAATCAAACGTAGTTGGTTTCCCAGCATGTGTAGAGGGTGCAATTGGAGTCGGAGCGCTATACTCTTTGTCTCAGTTGGAAGCAGCAACCAACAGAGGTCCTGGACTTGATCTTGTTGCCTTTGGAAAAATTTCTATCACCAAGGTAAATGGATCACAATATGATCTTGCTGGAAGTTCTGGAGCAACGGCAGTTTCTGCATCATCTTACATTGCTAAGAATACAAGTAAAACTTTTCAAGAGTATTTAAAGGCTCTTATAAAGGTTGTAATCAATAACGTTTCTTATAGTCTTAACTAAAGAAAAGTCCTGGGAATGACTAAAAACTTCCCATGATATAATAGTAGAAAGATACCTACAAGGAGGTAGACATGGCAGCAAAAGGATCAGTAGAGGCAATCATTGAGGTTGCAAAGAAAGAACTGGGCACAATCGAAGGCCCTAAAGATAACGAGACAAAGTACGGTGCATGGATCAAGGTTAACTTTCAGCCATGGTGCCAGTCGTTTGTTTCCTGGTCAGCATTTACTTCGGGAGTAAAATCATTCCCTAAGTCTGCATCAACTATTGCAGCATCAGACTGGTTCAAAAAGGCTGAGCGTTGGTCAGATGCTCGCAATGATGATCCTCAAGCAGGAGACTGGATCTATTTTGATTTCCCAGAAGATGGCGTAAATCGTATTTCACATGTTGGCATTTGCATTAAGAACAATGGCGATGGAACAATCCAAGTTATTGAAGGAAACACTTCAGGAACTGCAAAGGGAGATCAGCGCAACGGAGGAATGTGTGTTGAAAAGACTCGTGGCTATGTAAAGAATAACAAAAAGAAATTAGTTAATGCCGTAGTTGGTTGGGGCCGTCCAGTATACACTGGGGAAGAAAATTCCTCACTACTAAATAAGTTAGCAGCAACACCTGCCAAGACTACATCTCCAGATGCTGCAAAGAAAACAGCAGCCCCAGTAGTAAAGAAGTCTTCTGGTGGCGGAGGAAAGGGTCCTGTGGCACTATAATGGAATCTACTAAAAGATCTATACTAAAAACAGTTAGTTGGCCATTTGTACACTTTACTTTTGTTGCTGGAATATTATATTTTGCATCAAAATATTTTACTGGAGAAGCACACTGGGAATACATAGGTCTATATGGGTTAGCCTATCTTTCTTTAGAGATGACATTTTTCTTTTTACATGAAAAGGTTTGGGCTAAATTTGGAAAGGGGATTAAATAATGCGTATTAAAATTATTAGGTTTGTTGTTAAAGCACTTGGATATGAATGGGGCGGAGACGCTCTTAACGTACCAATCTGGACAGTAAAAGCAAAAAAGAAGAAGTAATATATGGCACTGTACGAATATGACTGCATGCCATGTGCACAAAGATATACCAAGGAAAGATCTATTCAAGAAGACGATCCTGGGTATAAATGTGATACTTGCAATCATACTCTAGTTCGTGTATACTCTAAAGTAGGAGCAGTTTTCAACGGTAGTGGATTCTATTCCACTGATAATCGGAAGGTATAATATGTTTACAATGATTAAAGTTAAGGATGAAGTAAAACAAGACTGGATACTATCCCCTTTAGACAGGTGTGATAGATGTAATGCTGAAGCCTTAGTTAAGGTTACTGGAATTACTGGAGAACTTTTGTTTTGCGGACACCACTACAACAAGGTTATGGATAATAAAGATGGATATCAAAAGATGATGTCATTTATGATTAGTATTGTTGATGAGAGAGAAAAATTGGCGGTATAAATAATGTATGAATACTATGTAAGAAAAGTAGAGAATGTAGTAGATGGAGATACCATTGACGTTCTTATTGATTTAGGGTTTGATATTATATTTGGATCCCGTGTGAGATTGGCTGGTATTGATACACCAGAGTCTCGTACAAAGGATCTTGCTGAGAAGACTCTTGGCCTTGAAGCCAAAGAGTACCTAAAGAAGTCTCTAAAGGATGCTAAGTCTGTTGTAATTAAGACTGAGAAGATGGACTCATCTGAAAAGTATGGTCGCATTTTAGGCTGGGTATATGTAGATGGCAACACAGTATCTTTAAATGACATGATGATAAATGATGGTTATGCATGGGGATATCTCGGAGATACCAAGGTTAAAGACTTTGGAGTACTTGCTAAAGCAAGAAAAAAGTCTGGCAAGTGAGCCATGGACGAATTTGATATTGTAGATAACCTAATACTTAACGGTGGCTTAGAGTTTGCAGGCAAAGATTCTGAGACTGGAGAGACACTATACAAACCTACACAAAGACTTAAAGAGATAGACTCTAAACTTAGTAATGAACTGTCTATATACTTTTCAGAAGTAACTTTAAAACTTTGGGAGAAAGGTTTTCTTGATATGGATGTAACAGATAGAGATCCTTTGGTAAAATTAGGACCAAGATCTTTTGATGCCTTGGCTATAAAATCTTTACCCAAAGATGAAAGAGTGGTTATGGAAGAGATAGTCAAGGCTCTTTTTAATAAAAACTGATATACTTGGTATCTGGGAGTATTAATGAATAACTTATATGGTGCTATCGGGACAACAATAACTGTCGTGCTGCTTTTTTATATATATGTGCTAATAAATAAAAACAAAAGTAATAAGCCTATTATTGTTAGCCAGTCAATGCTACAGCACAGATACAGCACTCAAAAAAATAGTTCAAGAAGGCTAAAGGTTAAGCCACAATCACAAATTCAGCATGATAAAACCAACATAAAAGTTATCATTGTTGACAACAGTGCCTATTGGATTAAGGACAATATATTTTATAGAGCACCGCTTATAAACCAACTTATTGACAAAGAATCTGCAGAGCAAGTTGACACAATCCATATGGATAGGGTACAATTAGATAAGATGCTGTTCATAATGGACAGATTACGAGAAGGGATTAACGATGATAGTAGGGGTTCAGGGAACAGTTAGTTTTAACAACTATAATGTATTCCTTAGATCAATGGCTGTTGCCCTTTCTGAATTAAAAGAAGAAGATAAAGCATTTCATATATATTCTGCAGGACCAAACAACATTACCATGATGGCAATGGAGTTTTCAAATTTATCTGAAAAGGGAATGAAGTTAAGAGGAAAGTCTATTAAGTTTATTAAAGTTACTCCTGAATGGATGCAAGAAAATATACTAGAAGTTGATCACTTTGCTTTTTTGTCTAACCCAAAAGAGCCAGTATCAAAAATTGTTCATATATCAAAACTAAATAATGTAAATACAAACGTATACAACTTCTAACTAGTATTGACAAATACAGTCAAACATGTTAGAATTAAGTATGCTTTAAATGTGCTTTGGCACACAAACAGAATGGAAGCACAATGAAAATAATTAATTCTTTAGACACTATGGAATCAATAGTGAATAAAAACAAACAACTATCCTGGAATGGATGGACAGTAGTTGAGACATTTCCTTCAGAGAAAGCCTACTACTCAAAATTTGGAGTATATAAAAACAATAAGTGGCAAATTAAAAAAGAATTTATTCCTTCTAATCAAGGATGGGAAATTCCCGACAAGTATGTGATGTAAATGAATAAGTTTAAATGGAAAGATGATGCTGTCTGCTTAGATTATGATACAAATTTATTCTTTGAAAAGTACGAAGATGATGAGTTACTAAGGCCAGCCATTGATGCGCTTTGTTCTTCCTGTCCAGTAAGAAAAGAATGTTTTTCTGTTGGAATTTCAGGTAAAGAGTGGGGAGTTTGGGGTGGTGTATACTTAGAAAATGGCGAGATATCAAAAGAGTTTGCTAGCCACAAGAGCAAAGATGACTGGGGAATGACATGGCAATCATTAACAATGGAGTAGTATGTATACAGACTCAATGAAAAGAGCCTTTAGATCTCTTCATGCTCCTAATAATTTTTCTTTACAGATTATAGATAACGATAATTTTATAACTGTTAAAGCAAAAGAAAAAGACTTCATGTCTTTAGAGACAGTGGAAATGAAAAGGCAGGCTATCGAGTACATGATCCGTGTTAAAAAAGCACTAGAAGATAACGGAGCAATAGTTCTTCTTGTTCGAGAAGGGGGAAAAGAATTATGATTCAGACCACATTCTTAGTTGTCCTATCAGTATTATCAATAACATTTTTCTTTCTTTTTTATATACAAAAGAAAAAAAATATTCAGATACTTGCTCAAACAATAGAATTATTAATGATGCAAGAGGAAAATCAAAAACATACCAAGACAGAAAAAGAGCAGTTCAATGAAGACTTTTTAAAATTTATTTCAGACTCCCGTGAATATGCTTTTAAATATATTGAAGTAACACAAGACAAGGTTAATAGTTTTATCAATGATGTTGGTCCAGTTATTGATTATTTAGAAGCGTATGCTCCCCCAGTCTTGGCTGAAACACAAAGAATATCTTTAGTCGATGGGTATAAAATTATTAAAACCATACTTCCAGAAGACTATGGTAAAATAGATACATGAAAGAAATCATGCTTTCAGTATTAACAGGTTTTGGATGTGGCGTAGTATTTGCTGCATTCAAATTGCCAGTACCAGCACCACCAGTTTTTGCGGGAGTCGCAGGAATTATTGGTCTATGGATTGGCTTTACAGTACTAACAAAATTCATATCCTAGGAGGAATAAAATGAATACAACACAACTAAAAGCAATGCTCGCATCATACGGACGATCAATCCTTGGTGCTGCAACTGCACTTTACGCTTCAGGCGTAACGGATCCAAAGACGCTTGCTTACTCACTACTCGGAGCACTAATCCCCGTAGCATTGAGAGCAGCAAACCCTTCAGACGCAGCATTTGGAAGAATGCCTTCAGTCGAAGAGGTTGATGTTGCAGTCAAGACTGCAAAAGTAGTAAAGAAAACCGTTAAGAAGGCTCCTGCAAGGAAGTCATCTGGCGGAGGAAAGCCTAACCAAGTAAAATAAAGTAGTATAATATATACTATTCCGATATAAGACTTTAAAAAGTTTTACAACGGATGCTCCTTTGATGGGAGAGTTAGCAGGAGTCGAATCTTCGTGGCTAATAGACCTGAGCAGTCGTCTATAAACTGCTCATTTA